GATTACGACCGCGAAGAGCGTCAAGGCTGGATCTCACTACGATCTGATCTATGTGGACGATCTGGTAAACGAGACGAACTACCGCAGTCCGAAGCTGCTGGAGAAGTGCATTCAGGACTACACTGACATCGCCCCGCTCCTTGACCCGGAAGGCTATATGTATGTCACCGGGACGCGCTATTCGTTCGGCGATCTTTATCAGGAAATTCAGGACCGCGCCGCGAAGGAAATCAAAGAGACTGGGCGGAATCGCTGGTCGTTCTCGATCCTTCCTTGCTGGGTACGATATTGCACAAACTGCGAACCATTTTGCACGCATCGGGACGTGGATCACGCCTGGAGCGCAAATGCCACGGAGCCTGTCTGTCTGCGCTGCAAGTGCATTGGATGGAAGGACAGCGGAGTCAAGGATGTTCTATTCCCGAAAGCCAAGACCAAAGATGGGCGCACCATCGGGCATACGATTGAATTTCTGGAAATGGAGCGGTCAGAACATGGCGCGGAGTGGTTCGCCAATCAGTACGAAAACAATCCAATCGCTGCGGGGGAGCAGACATTTACCCCGGAGTTGCTGGCACGACAAACCCTGTTCCATGAGAACCAGTTCCCCACAGCCTTGCAGTGCCCTACGTTCTTCGTCGGGGATTTGAGTTATGTTGGCGCAGATGATAGAGACAAGTCGGTTTTCTATGTCTGTCGGCAGTGGCAAGGGCAAATCTTCGTAGTGGATTGTCTTTCGGGGAAGTGGGACGCCACGCAACTCTGTGAGAATCTGTTTTTAGGCGTAATGAAGTACCGACCGGTAATGATCTGGATTGAGCGATTTCTCGGGTGGGAAGCCTACGATACGGTTCTGAACTCATTTGCGCGAGACAAGAACATTCAGCGGTTCCCGGTTGAATGGATGCCGATGTCTTACGTTCCGAAGGCGAAGATTGTCAGGATTGGCACAGTTAAAGAGCCTTTATCGCAGCGTCGATTGTGGCTCAATGCGAACATGCCATTCTATGAGGAGCTTTGCGATGGTCTGAAAAAGTGGCCGAAACTGGGTAGGCATTGCGATTATCAGGACTGTCTTGGGTTGGTGATTTCTGCACCGACAGGTTACCAGTTAGATTCCCTTCCGAAGATCATGGGAACGACCCAAACATGGCTGAGAAAACTAAATGCTCCGCCTGATGAAGATTCAGGCTATGATGCACGTGTAGCAGGCTCTTACTGATGGCGAATTACGAAGAGACAAACCAGATTCGCTTGCTCGATCTTCCCGGCGCGGTCCGTCCCGGCGAAGAATCCCTTCCGCTACGCGCTCCAGACGTAGGATTTCAGGATCAGGACCGCTCTGATGAGGCGATGCTAAAGGAAGCGACCCAAAATAGGGCGCTTGCTGAGGCATTTGAAGGCTCGCGAGGTCTGATTGGGTCATGGAACATTGCAGAACTGATGCTCCGGGCGTATGTTGAGGCCATTAAGTGGAAAGGTTCGGATCAATTCCGTTCACACCTCGGGATTCCGATCCTGGCAGAGCATTTCTACTCTATTTTGGCGACGGTTCAGCAAACTTTGTTCTCTGGATACCGCCCTTTTCAGATTGACCCCGCTGCCGGGACTTCGATTGACGCTGCTGCCGCACAGGAAGCCTTGATTACCGCCCAAATGAAGCACTGTGGGTACAAGGGTGGCTCAATCAAGCAGGAAGTCAGGCATGTTTGCTATGACGGCCTCTTGTACGGTACAGGCGTGGCTGTGATGGGCTGGAATACCAAGAAATACGAGGTCAAAAAGAAACGAGCGAAGCAGCATGGGACCTCAATTCCGGTTGAAGGCGGATCGGTCGAAGTGCCGCAGTCGAATGAAGATGATATCGAGGAGTTTGTCGATCACACGGTCGAAATCAATGAACCTATCTTTGAGCATGTGCCGATTCGTCGCGTCAGGGTGGCCCCGGACTGCCGGAGGGGGGAAATCGAGACAGCATCTTGGCGCGGGCGACTGATTTATCCGAGCTCTTATGATCTCGACAGATTGCGGGAGACGGTAGGCTACAATATTCCCAGCCGCGAGGATTTGGTTAAACTCACGACCCCACAAAAGCAGGATTCCACGGGCTCAAACCCGATGGACACACAAGGGGCGATTACGGCTAACCCGGTATTCCAGAACACCACAACTCCGCAGAAGGCTTATCCCGAGTGGGGTGGAGACGGCGGCACGGTAGACCCGTTGGCGAAAAAGTGGGAAATCTTCGAGTACGTCACCGATGCCCGCGTCGTATGGGTTCTGGAAGGCCAATTCTGCATCAGAAATCAAACGCATGACAAGGAAATCCGGTATCGCAGTTTCGTCTTCCGTGAGGCACCAGACTCGTTTTTTGGTTACGGTCTAGGATTCTGGCTAACAGACTACCAGAGGATTGCCCAGGGCGTCGTAAATGCCTTTTTCGATGATGTGAACCTGAACCTGATGGGCACTTACACCGCGCCTGCCGGCCTGAATAACACGGCTCAGGCGCAGTGGATTTTCCCCGGCAAGGTATTCAAGTCAGACGGCCAGAATAAAGTTGAGCCGATGACTAGGAATTCGATTTCATCGCAGGAGCCTTTGGGAATCATTGAACAGGTCCGGCAGTGGGCTGTGCTGACCTCTGGGGCTGGTGTGGGAGTGCAGGGGGCGCAGACGGGTCAAGCGGGAACTATGCGAAATCCCGCTGGCGTGCAACTGATGGCCTCCGGCGAGGCGATGAAGAATCAGGACTTGATTGACCAGATTTGCGACGGCATTTTCGTGCCGTGGATTGAGTATTGTATTGAGATGAACGCACGATTGAAGCCTTCGCAGATTCGCCAAATGCTGTCAAAGGAACTCGGGGAAGCGTTCAAATCGACCCCAATGAACGTCATCAACGGAGATTACAAGGTGACGATCTCTGCTGGGGCGAAACTTCAAGCCCGCCATGCCATCGACCAAATCAGCGGATTTCTGACCTCGATCATTCAGGCTCCGGGAACGGTAGAGATGCTGGCAACGCAGGCCATGAAGATCGACTTCAATGCCTTCATCACGTCGCTGATTGAGTCCTCCGGCTGGCCGTACCGCGAGAATGTGATTGTGCCGATGACGGACGATGACAAGAAGCGCTATGCTGCAAGCCAGCAGCAGCCGGGGCAGAAGATTCAGGAGATTATGGCTCAGGGCGAAGTTAAGAAGGGCGTGGATGACAATCAGGCCGAGAATCGGATGCTATTGCAGGCCGGAAAGCATGTGACGGATACAGCAAAGCAGTCAGTCGAGCAAGAGGCTGAGGATCGCAGGCTTAGACTGACGTTGCAGAATGCTGATGCCGGGGAAAGTGGGGCCGTATGACAGCGGAACTAAGGCCATTTCCTGCGCGAACGACTGAGGCAATCGAGCGTGCGAACCGCTTCATGGCACTTCGGGAGCATCCGGCCTACAATGACTTATTCAGGATTTCGCAAGGTCTGGTAGAAGAAGCCACGGCAAACCTGATAGATTACCCCGGATGGGACAAAGATCAGATCGCAGTTCTGAAAGCCCGTGCCCAGGCCGCGAAAGAGCACCACAAGTTGCTCTTCGTGAAGATCGCAGAGGCGATTCAGGAAGGCATTGGAGAAGCCAAGCAATCCCTGAGTGAGAGGGAAAAGGCTGAACAGTCGGACCAGTTGAGGGCAGCAGTTCTGAGTCACATGGACGGAGACGTTAGAGTGGGAGGAAGTTACTAATGGCAGAAGACAAGCAAGCCGAACTGAAACTTACCGAGGACATTACAAAAGCTACCAGTTCCGATGAAATCCGCGAACTGTTATCGCAGCCCCGCGACGATGCAGGAAAATTCGTCAGCACGAAGGCCGCAGAGCCAGAGAAGAAAGTTGAAGAGGCAAAAGAGCCCGTCGTCATCAAGGATACGTTCCTGATCGGCGGAAAGCCGGTCGAGTTTGAGGCAGACACGACGGAACACCTTCTCTCCCAGGTGAAGGTCGCACAGCAAGCGTGGCAGATGGCTCAGCCGAAGCCGGAAGAGAAGAAACCGGAGCCCAAGCCAGCGTTCACTAAAGAGGAGTTGGCCGCGATCTCGCTCAAAATTGCACAGGGCGACCCCTCGGCCATTGAAGAGTTCGTCACCAAGAGCGGCATGATCGATCGCGTTCTTGAGCAGCGCGGATTCAAGCCGGAAGAG